ATGAGTTGAACTATAAGCTCTCAAACTAAATACATAAGTACCATCAGCTATTGCACTGTAAGGAATTGTGTATTCAGTAAGTTTTATATTATCAATTAATGTATTGTTAGTTGTGCCTTCTATTCTATAGTACAGTTCATAATATTCAGCAGTTCTATTACCTGTGTTTGGTTCATCCCAATCTACTAGAACACCTGTTCCATACACATTTGAAACAACAGGATTCATAGGCGGACCTACAAAATAAACAGTATCATCAAATACTATTACTTGTGTAGCTCCATCTGATTGACCTAAACAATTACCTGTACTTGAACAAGATAAAACTCTAAAATAGTATGAACCATCAGCTAAATCGTCATAACTTATTGTGTATGTTGTATCAGTTATATTATTTATTTGAGTTACTAAAGAGCTATCTACTTCATATGGTGCTCCATCAGAACTGTAATCAATCATATAGTGACTTGCACTGGTAAATCCTGTATCTGGATCATCCCAATCTATTACTAAACCAGAACCTGCTGTATTGGTATGTGTAATATTTGTTGGACCAGCAGGCATATCAGATATTGTTGCAGTAACAACATCTGTAAAAGCTGATTCTATGCTGTGAGTAGCGTTTGTACTTTTTACATGAAACATAAAAGCACTGCCTACTGCTGTTTCTAATGTAAAATTATCTTTTAAATTTTGATGTGTCCATGTCATACTGGTACTAGTTGTTGTAGGATTTTGATCTAGTACACCATTTCTACCCATTTGAACTGTATAGCTTTCTGGTGTCTGTGTACCATCAGTTGGAGCTGTCCAACTATATACTATTTGTCCATTATGATAATCAACATTTAAAGATTGATCTGTTGGCACACCAACAGTTTGTGGAATAGTCGTAGTCGTAGTCGTGGTAGTAGTACTCGTAGTCGTAGTACTCGTAGTAGTGCTAGTCGTAGTGGTCGTGGTAGTATCATCATATTTCCAATAAATAGTATCTATACCAGACCAGTCAGAAACTGTAACTGTAAAAGAGGTTATAAATTTACCTGTAATAGATTTTGTTATATCTTCATAAGATGCACCAGATTGACCACTTTTACTTTCCTGATCACCACTTGCGTCAGAATAATTATATTGGATACTCCAATCAGAGTTAACACCAGCCATTCTAAATCCTACTTCTTTTACATCGTGATCAGTTGGTAGTGTAAAAGTAAAACTAGTTGTATTTGCATTTTGTGCAGTTTGATTATCTAACAAACTAAAAAAGTATTGCCCACTAACACCACAACAATTTTGATCATTTCTTATTGCAACATTGTCACCATCATCTATTGCATAGTTACCACTTGGTATACCTAAATCAGTAACCTGCGCACCATTAGTGCCATCAAAAGTTTCTGTTTCAGTGATTTCACTAGCAAATGCTGGTGGCATAGGATATATTGGAACGACAAGAAGTAAAACTATTATTAGTCGTGCTATGGTATTGAATTTACTTAGCATCAATCTGGCTCAATCATTATACATTCGCCAGGACACTCTTCAGCTGACTCAATAACCTCCTCTTCTTTACCTTTAGGAACTGTGGCTAAACCCTCAGCACCTTCAGGATTATCATGAGATGATGAATAAATTTTATCCCCATCTTTTACATAATACAGTCCATCATCTAATCCAATGAAAACATCTGGGCATATTTCTTCACAAAGTCCGTCACCAGTGCAAAGATCTTGATCGATCCAAACTTTCATTTTTTTTACCTCTTACCACCATCGTACTTTACTGCGTGTCCCTCTTTAACCATAAGTTTGTTAACATTTCCATCTTTTGTATAAAGTTCACCTAGGACACGACCATACTTACCAACACCATGCGATTGCATTTCTATATCTGATCCTGCTTGTTCTAAGGTATCAATAAGCCACTGCTTCGCAGCAAGCCCTCGTTTTTTCTCTTCTTTATCTCTTGTTCGTGATTCAGGAGCATTAATACCCAAGAGTCGTACACGACATTTATGCCACACATTAAAACCCAAATCCATTCTGACATCTACTGTGTCTCCATCTACAACTCTTAATATTTCAACTTTATAGTAATACATTTTTTTCCTTAGATAGACAGAGGGGCGTAAAGCCCCCCAGTCAATTTAGCGCACCTAATTTCGTACTTACGAAATTAAATTAACCCTTTGGAACATTAGACATGAACTTAAATGGTGCTTCTTCCATAGCATTTTGTAATGCTGAAAAGAATGCAGCGCCTGCTGCAATCAATGCACCCTCAAGTATTGACATTTCTAACCACCCTGATTGGGAAGCTACAATTACGCCGATACCTGCTTGTAGTCCTGTTCTAGCTGCTCTAATCAAAGAGACTTTGAAAGCATCTGATAATACCATCAGTTAACTCCTAACTTAATTTTCTTTTGCAAAAGAAATGTCCCAAGTTTTCTTTCCTAAGACACCATCTTCTTGTAACCCAAACTCTTTTTGGAGTTCAAGCACTTTCCTTTTGGAGCCATTACCAAACCATCCGTCTGCTGTTAACCCAACAGCTTTTTGCCATTCTTTTAACTCTTCAGACTTCATCATTGGTTTTTGTACTTTAAAATAAGTACCTGGCCACTTAGGGAAATCTTTTGAAAAATCGTATACTTCTGTTTCTTGTTGACTAGATTCTTGTAAGCTTTCACTATACACTGGCTCTTTACCTGATACTGCGATGTATTCATTATCACCTGTATCATCAAAATCAACATACTTTACTAAAACTTTTTCACCTGACAATATTGCATCTCTCACAATCGGATATACCTTTTTATACGAATTGACACTTGATCCAACGAACCCATCAGCTTGTACTAAATTACTTGTTTGAGAGTCACCTAAAATTAAACAGCCACTCGTGCTTTCGTCTGTATTCCCTGTATGCCAAAGAATATACTCGAAACCAGGGACATTATTGACATAGATCATACCTTTGTGCCAATCAGCACCATATTTAGCAGTATATCTTGAATGAAAGCCACCCTCACTACGAAGCGTAAGTTCATACACCCCAGCTGGAATTCTAGTTTCATGTTTTATTTTCACTGCACGATATTCGTCTTCAACGGTATAGCAAAGGAATTTTCGTTTATTGTCAGTAATATCAAACAATATACCGCTTGTTGAATCTGCTTGTGAACTTATTCTTAGGACTTCTAATATCATATCTATCTACATTTTACTAAATAGATTTCGATTTATGGTATTTAACAAGTGTATGGAAAAAATTTAAGATTATCCCAAAAATACATTTTGTCTTCAGATGAAACAGTAAAAGCTAACTGTGCTGGTGGTGACCAATCACCAGATATATCTTTAAACCACTCTGATCCACCATCTACAGATGGAGCTTGCATAAACCATCTACCACGATTTGATATACAAAAGTAATGATGAAAATGACCTGACAAAATTAGATCAGCATCACCTATAGGCTCTCTTCCCATACATTGACCTGCAAACCATTTAATACCTTTATCAAAAGCATACCTACCAGTTTTTACAGATACACCTGATCTAAATTGATGACCGTGTACCATACCAACAATTTTTCCTGACACTTCTACAGTTGCAGATAACTCACTTTCTGGAATTTGAAACTTTACATGACCAAAGGCTTTCTTATTCTGCGAAAGGATCTCCTGGACTTGTTCAACTATTGCAACATCGTGGTTATCAGCAAAGTCAGTATAGGTTTTACCATTGTTCCTATTTTCACCATGATTTCCGTGGATTGCCGAGATTACAACATTATCAAATAGTGGCGCCCACTCAGTGATAGCTTTTACCATAATTCTACGAGCAACCTTTACCTGATCTCTCAAATTTAATTGAACTCCGTAAGTTTGTGTGTCGTAATGGCCATTACAGTTTTCGATAATATCACCTAAAGATATAATGTGTAAGTTTTTAAGTTTCTTACCACCTTTTCTTAATTTAAGTACATAATCTTTAAAGTCAGGGATCATCTGATTGAGGCGTTCTACAATTGCAGCAGTTCCGTCCCCATCAGGTTTCCCTAACTGCCAATCAGACCAAGCGATAATTACACTATCGTTTTTATCAACCTTAGGTAATTTTGGCTTTTTAGCTTTCTTGACTTCCGAAACTAACTTGTCATAATCTGGATCGTTAGGATTTCTGGGTTTCTTAGATACTATTTTTGCTTTGTAATAAAAAAGTCGTGTCCCACCATCGACCATACTATCCCAGCTTCTAACTTCTACAGGCTCTACAACATCATATAGTTTTGGATCTAACTCAAGTTCTTTAAGAACATGTGTGAAATCTGTTATATTACCATCTGTTTGTGGCTTTGAAGTTATCTCACCTTTGTTACCTTTTAATGTATATCCAGGATCATAACCTTTTAGATTTTCATTATTTTTTCTTTTTGCGTTTCCAAGATCACTATTGTTTTTATTATAATCTTCAAGACTTGACATAAAGATCCATCGTATTCTTAAGTTGAACTCTTATAGTGTCTAACATTAACGGACAACCTTTGTCTTCTATTAACCACTTTGCAGCAGTTCTAGCAGGTATCCCATTTTTAACACCCTTACAAGCTTCTATCCACGCAGCCCTGTTGGATTCGTTTAGCTCTCGCCATGCAACAGGACCACTCTTGTTGCTTGACTCAGCAAAACTTGATAAAGAAGTCAAGGTTACTCTTCTTCAGTTACTGGTGTAGCACCGTTCATTGAAGCAAGTACTTCTTGTAAAGCTTTGTTTTGAACCTTAAGTTCAGAGTTTCTAAGCTCTACATTTGCTATTTTTTCGGCTGTATCTGCAAGCATAGCTCTGAGTGTTTTGTTTTCAGCTAGGGCTTTGTTTGCTATTTCTACAGTTTGTTCCGTAGTAAGCTCTTGATTTTCCATAGATTTTACCTCTTTCAGTAATTCAATCAATTATTACAACACCATTATATACATAGATCTATGCAGATTTGCGTATTATAAAAATAAAAAATTAGAAGGCAGGTTGTGTGGTGGTACCTGCCTTCTATCCATAATGGTGGTTATGGAAAAATTATTCTGGTTTTGGATTATCTTCTTTGATTTTTTCGATAGCTGCGTACCAATCACCAGTATTGTCGCCTTTACCAGCTGTCATGTCATGAAATAACATATCTAACTGATCACCAATACTAGGGTATTCTGCTTGTCGAGCTGATATATAACCATATTCTTGCTCTTCATACTTAGAGTTAGCTAAGTCTGTGATAGCTTGATCATAATCAGCATCAGAGAATTCCATACGCTCATTATTTACTTGTTTATATAACGGTTTAGCTGCTTCTATTTCAGAAGTTGCTTCTACCGTTAGTTCTTCTAATGTAGCCATATCTCTCCTATTCTACTATATTTTATCTATTGTTACTTCTTTAAACCGTACAATCTAACTTTTCCACTAGCCCAGTTATCACCACTTTCAGCTGTGAATATAATTCCATCTGTTGCTGATGCTACTGTATGGACAAATGAACCATGATATCCGCTTAACATTGTATTTAAATTCATGTATACATTTTGGATTGTTCCATATGAATATTGTGTTGTAGGTAAATTGAATAAGTGCAT